CTGTCTGACATACCATTAGCAAAATATGAACACATAGTAACTGTGTTTCTATCGTCCTTAAAATCTATAGAATTAAAACAATTTATAAGTATAGTAAGTAATGAGTTTTTATCGTTTAATCCTAAATTACCAACTGGTGGTACAAATGTTATATCTTTTAACATACCTAACCCATCAGTAGCATTAAAAGTAGCTATCTTTCTACCTGTAGAATAAGATATTTGAACATTATCATTAATAATAAATCCTACCCATTGGATAACACCATTAACAAACATTTCTACATAGTTATATCTATCGTCTATATTAGTAAAGTTTATAATATCAGATAAATTATCTGTAAAGTCTATAGATATACCTAATTGTGAAGCAAATATAGGCTCATATGGATCATCTGAATTAGGAATATACTCAAGGTTTACTTCTGTCCCTTGAAGGTTTATAATAGCACCTGTATAAGGGTCTTGCCATATCTTGAGTACAACATTTTTATTTGCTCTTGTAGCAAATGTTACTGAGTATTTTTGTCCGTATGCCATTATCCTCTTCTAAGTTTTAATGATGATTCGCTTCTATTTAAAGCTAGTACTAAATCTTGACCTTTAAGTACAAAATTACCACCACCTTGACCTGCTGATGAATTGCTTTGTATTGTATTAATTGCATTAGTGCCATTTGTTGCATCTACCCCTTTACTTGTACCACCTCCTCCTATTAATCCACCAATACCCATACCTTGCCCAATTAGTCCTTTAAATACTGCTCCTGCACCACCAGCCTTTGCTAACATACCTGGAAATAGAATTGCTAATAATGCAACTGCTATTCCAGCTGAAATTATCACTTTTGCTAATTGTCTTATAATACTATGAAATGCAGATGTTAATACATCCCCAATACTTGCACCTTTTTCTAATAACATATCTAACGATGGGCCTAAAGCATTCATAATAGCATTACCCATTTGCATTAAAGAATCAAAGGCTTCTTTAGTAATTTTAGCAGAAATCTGTGCAACGGCTTTAACATTTGCACCTACGCCTTTTGTATATGTACTCCAACTTATTCCTTGTAATACTAATCCTTCTTCTAATTGTGCTCTTTGTTGTAATAAAATTTCTTTTTGAGCTTCTAAATCACCAGTAGCCAAATCCATTTTTGTTTTATAGAACTGATTAAAATCTGACTCTTGTTGATTAATGTCTGAGTTATAAGCATCTATAAATTCTTTACTAATTCTATCTTCTTCCTTTTTAGCATTTTCAACTGTTTTTATAGATGAATTAGTTAATTGCTCTTGTCTTTTTATACTTTGCTCTCTAATAGCAAATTTTTGTGCTTCTATTTGCTTAAATAATGTTAATTCTTTAAAAGCATACTCTTCGTTTATATTTTTAATATCTTCTTTAGAAGCTTTATTTATTTTAGCTTCTTTTAATGCAACATTTCTTTCTTCATCTAACATTAGCTTTCCATAGTAACCAGCCATAAAAACATTGTCTTTATAGAAGTTATATTGTGCAGTTAATTTATCTAGTAATGATTTATCTGCTTTACCCTTATTATCCTTCTTACCAAAATTGAATAATGAAAAAACATCTATTTTTTTAGCAGCAGTTTCTACTTCTTTAAATGCGTATTTGAATTTTTTAGAAAAATCGTTAGCTGTTAATTCTGCCGCATTTACAATAGCAACTCCTAAATCCTTATCAAATATTTTAACAAATCCTCCTATACCATTAGAAACCGTTTTCAATGCAAAGGATAAAAATTGTATTATCCCATTCCAGGCAAGTTTAAATATGTTTAATAAAGACTCTCCAAACTTTGTCCAATCTCCTTTAATTAGGCTAGTTACAACAGTAAAAGCGTTTGCTAAAATTGCACCACCTAATTTTAAAAATGCTAATAAATTATCCCATATTATTTTAAACTGATTAATAATATTTTCACCAAACATAGCCCATAAATATTGTACAGATTCTGTAATAGATTTAAAAGCTGGGTATAAAGTATTGTATAAATCACTAGCAACTCCATTGACAAAATTCTTAAAAGTATCAAATAGGTCTTTAGTACCTTTTGACATTTTATCACCCTGTAATACAAAATAAGTCATAGCAGCAGTTACCGCAGATATAGCTAAATAAACTAAACCAAAACTACCAACTAATGCAGGAATGTTATTTTGAATACCTCTAAATCCATAAGGTAAATCTTGTAGTATAAGAGAAATGCTCATTATACCTTTATTAAACTTTTTGCCACTTTTGTCAAACCTATCCATTGAGCCAGCGGTGCTATTAATATCTTTCTGTAATATTTGAAAATTATTCCCTAATTTCCCTAGTTCAGAATTTATAATTGCAGCTGTTTGTTTAAATTGCTCTGCGTTAGCTTCAATAATAATTTTTATTGTTTCTTCTTGGGCCATTATTCTATAAGTTTATATATGTCCATATTTTTTAAGTACCGATTGTAATTCATCTTCTGTCATTACTCTAGGCTTTACAAAGTTACGAATATCACAATCTAACTCTAATAGATCTTGTGGTTTTACTTTTTTGCCTTTGGGTAGTTGAATATTTATTAGTAATGTTGTTTGCCATCTAATCTTAACCCATTTCTGTTCTTCCTCGTGTCTATACCCATACCATATAAAATCCAACTCAGCCATCGTCATCTCCCAAAACAAATGGGGAAGCACTTTGCACTCCCCCATTGTATATTTCTCTATGTCAATCCACTCTAATTTTTTTTTACTACATCCTTTTTACTTGACTCATCACTTCTTGGAACTTAGTACTTCCCATTCCCCCCATATCGTCTACCCAATCACAAACTTCTAAATCAGTAAAAGTTGGTGTTATACCTTGTGAGTATAATGGATATTCAGCAGCAGCTTTCATTAAGTTGATAATAGCATCTAAAGATGTTTGCCCACTTAAAGCCTCTCCTATTTCAGAAGGCCCTATGCCTTGTAATTGACAGAATCTTTTAAGACTCCACGTACAAAAACGCATCGGTATCTTCTTTCCATCGGAAAGAGTTAGTTCAAATTGTCCTCTCATTTTGTTTTGGTTTTATTATGGTTTGTTTTTACTATGGGTTAGTACCAATAGATAATACTCCTGTTCCTTTAAAAGATACTGAGTAAGTAACTGGATTCTCCATATCAGCAGTCATATCTACGCTCTCGATAAATGCTTGACCTGAATAGATTACATCACCTGTTACTGGAGTTACACCATCTAATGTACCATTGTTTACTGTTGTAAATTTTACTAAAACTGAAGTTCTAGCGATTGCTAAAGCATTCAATTCAGCTGTAGTTACATAAGTAGCAACTGTACCAGGTACTACTGTAGCTAAACCATCAGTTGTTACAGACCAAGACCTTTGTCCACCAATCTCATCAGCCCATCCTAAACTTTGTTTAGTAGAAGCATCAGGAGTATCGATAGCTAAACTTAATGAACAAGAAGTAGCATAACCTATTACCTCCGTTCCGATTAGAACCACTAATGAGGTTCCGTTAAATACACTTGTTGTCGGCATTTTATTTTATTTTTATTTTATGTTAATTGATTAACGAAATGATCCATTGTTATCACCCTTCTGAAAACATAAGCTTCATTTACATAGTCAAAGGTAGCAATATTAGAGCTAACCCTTCTAGTTACTATCTTAAAATCAGGTGCCGTATTTGGGTAGTTAGGAGGATTAACCCCTACAATTACTAAAAAATCATTAGTATAAATATCTACTGATTTCTGCCCTACTTCCCCTGATTTAAAAGTCCTATAAACTATGTCAAATTGAATGGTAACATCAAAACCGAAGCTTTGTTTATTACTATTCTCTGCTTGTGTCTGACTGCTAATAATCATAAAAGGTGGTTCTACTGTGTCAGGTGCTATGGTATCATAAACACTCAATGAGTAAGAAGCCGCTGTAAGCTTATCTATATAAGCCTTCCTTAATGTATATCCGCAGTCCTTCATTTTTTACAAATTTAACGAAATATATTTATATTGTTATGCCCTTTAATTTATCTAGCATAATACCAAGTTCTTTGTTAAAATTATTAAACATAAATGGTCTATGGGGCGCATTGACTAATTTAGTTCTTCTAAATGTAGCAGCATACCCTTTTAGTTCATCAGAATTTATATTAGCATAAAATGGTATATAAAAACTATTACCACTATTACCTGTACCAAATTCAACGTAAGGAGCATATCTAACTGATTTGTTACCAGCACTAACACTTGCTTTTCCATTTGCAAACGACCTATGCGTAATAGAGTTTTTTAGTTTACTAGACTTGACTGGCACATCTCTTTTAGCTCCAGTTTGTATATTTATAACAGCTTCATCTATAATTACTTTAGCTTGTTCTGTAACATTGCTAGGTGCTTCTATAAATTTCTTCATTAAAGCATCTACTCCAATAATTCTAGCATTAAAGTTAGCCATTACTTAAGAGTTGCACAACCAATTAAATAATATTGATTCAAATCCCCTTCGTTTATAATGGAGTTAATCATATAAGTTCTTGACTTCCAAGTAATTACAAGAGCATTAGTAAATGTCTTGCCTGTTGTGTATCTGATTCTAAAGGTAATAGCATCACTTAAGCTGTCTCTACTAGTTATATTATTCTTAGAATCGCTATTAGAGACTATTTCAGCCCAGCAAACATAATAAGATACTAAAGTGTTCACAAAGCCACCAGCACTATCAGAAACGCTTGTTTTGCTGTTAAAGGTTATTCTGTTTCTAAGTTTTCCAATCATTAGATAAATATGTTAATTCTTTTGAATGGTTTCATTAATTCGTAAGCTGTAACTACGTTGCTGTTAGGCTTAGTAGACTCAACGCTAGATTCTCTGTATTCGTACAAATCAGATAGCAATTTGAAAACTGCTGTTCTCATAGAGCTTGGAGGCTCACAATAGCCACAATTATAGGTAAACCTATATTCCATTGAAGGATAATATAAAGTAGATATTTTCTTATAGTTGATACCTATAACAGTATAACTACCATCTTCTAAGGTCACCCAATCTTGGCCATCAAAATACTCTACGCTTAGTATCGTAGAAATAGGCACATACGGTAGTTCTATTAAATCATCTACATAAGCTATAACTTGTAGAGTTCTTTCGGTCATAGCAACTCCAGCGTATTGTTCTAGTCTAACTCTTGCACTTGTAATAAGGGCCTCTATTAAAGTATCATCTTCTGAGTAATCTACCCTAAGATAGTTCTTCGCTTCAGAAAGTGTTATTGGTTCTGATATAATCTCGGATAAAACCGCCACATCTCTTAGTATCTGCATTATGCTAATTTTTACAAAAATAGTTAAAATTTAGTGTAAACAAAAAGGGATAGCTTTC